CAGTGTTTTTCTTAAAAATTTATCGTCACCGTCATCCATTACAAATGTTGTGCCGCCCAAACGACTTACAGGAGCTACAATTTCGTCTCCAACTGGGCCAAAGAATCCCATTGGTCCTTTCTTATCTACTGGGCCAGGGGTGCTAATGCCAAACACTGAACTAGGAACTTCTCGTCTAGCACTTGATGTTGTTATTCCTCTAACATCATCTTTAAGTAGCCCTTGGGTGTTTAATGTTTCAGCAAACGGGTGCTGTGGTTTTTTAATTTTTGTTGCATCTGGTTGAGTAGCATCATTGGCTTTTCTATTGACTTCTGCTACTGGAACTCTAACAGCATCCGTTGTTTTTGTATCTTCAACAATCTGTTGTGTTGCTGCAATTCCAGGAAGCATGAAATTCATATTTTGTTCTGGAACACAACCAATCCAGTAGCAATACTTTGGATCGTTTTGTACAAATACAACCATAACTATATTTCCAACATCTGGTGGAATCATCCACATTCCATAACTTTTTTGCGTGTCATCGTATGTGTTATTTTGTGATGTTGTTGACTGCGGAGTTACTCCGTAAAATGGCGACATATATTTTGCTGGGTATGTTTGGCCAACAGCATTTGCATTACCTATGTTGCGTAGTAATCGTACTTCTAAAATTCCGTTACCGGTTTTATCTAAAAATCCAACAACTTCTGCCATGTATATACCATGTGGTAAAGATGGCGATCCAGGTACGATTGTTTCAACTGATGTTGTATCGTTATTATATCCAATACCCATATTATGCAACTCCCCTTGTTCCACGATCGCCGCCTGCAGATGCAACCGCAGGTGTAGTAACACCAGTTTCTGGATTTGTTGTACTGCCGTCAGCATTTTTAATAGTGACGTTTTGTCCTTGTGCATTTACACCGTTGGCTGCTGGAACTGAAGTGTTAATTCTGTTTTCTTTAGTACCTATGGCTTTCATTTCTTGTCCACCTCGGCGCTGTGCTGATACTTTTTGCACAAATGACCCGTTTCTAAATTCACTAGTAACTAATATAACTTTGTATAATCCAGTGAACCCAATAGCCGGGCCTGCTTTAGGGTCTTTAGTCATGTCTTGGTGATTTGGTCCTGCAAAATTATACAATCCAGTTATTTGATTAATATCTATAGGACTTCTAAAATTAACAATCATATCCACTTCACTTGTTTGCCAATTAACACTGCCATCTGTGCTTAGATCTTTAACTCCATTAACAGTTTTAGATGTGTAGTTTCCTAAACCGCTACTAACAATCCAATAAGGATCTCCTAGTATTTCTAAATCAATCAACACCATATCTAATGGATTTGTTATTGCTTTATGGAAATTCTTAGCAACTAGTTGAGTAAGAGTATCTTTACCACCACCGCCTTGACCTTCTGAAAATTGTTTATCTGCTGTTTGCACTAAACTACCGTTTGGGTTGCTACCTTGTTGGTCAAACACCGGATTACCTTTTGGCGAAGCATCCTGTGTTTGTACATTATTTCCCGCAGTAGCAGCTGGTGCATCTTTTTTGCCAGTTACTAAATCTTGATTATTTTTATAACTATCAGCAGTAAACGAATTAGAAAATCCAACATTAAAATCAATATTAAAATTTATTATTTCTGTATTTTTTCCTGTAAAGATATAATCATATCTTTTTACAATCTTTTTCTTTAGTAAGTCGTAATTTGGATTCGTATTAGGGCCTACTGTTTTTCCAGGATGTACTTTATAAGGAACAATTTTATAAACTGCAATCTTAGGTTTCTTATTTGTCTTGGCTTCGTTATCTTGAGAATCAATATAAAAAATTTGTGTTTCAATTCTCCACCAGGTAACCATTCCAGTAGCAGGATCAACATTTTCAAGTGATTTTTTAGCGTAATCACTAGCTAAAAGAATTTGATTGATTGCCGTTGGTATGTCAGAATTTTGAGCAAATTTAAAAGTACCAGTTTGTGGATCATGTACGAGTTTTCCCCTAATCCAAGTTTTAGATATTGGGTCGTATGTGTCAGCGGCATTAGCTGTGCCGGCGTCAGCAGGTCTAAAGTCGTTAAAACCCATCGAAGCTTGACCAATATCGTTGATTGCCGATATGGATTGTTGAAGTGTAGTTTTATCTACTCCAATTTTTTTCAATATAGTTTCTGATGTTGATGTTAGTTGAGGATTTAGAGTAGCTTTTGTGCCCCTAGCCGTCACTGAGGCTGCTGCTGGCGCTACTGAACTAGGAAGATCTTCTTCCTTTGGAAATAATATTACTATCTGATTAGCTAATGCAACATCGTCAGATTTCTTAGCTTCACCAAGTTTTGCATTTACTACAGCTTGAAGACTCTGTGGTCCTGTTTGTAAAACTTCTTGCACTGTCTTGCCTTGGATTGAAGTTTCTGTCTTTAATGAAGCAAACTCGGTTGTTTGTGCAAGACCGTTAATAGCAAAACCGTTAATTAAATATTTTGATCCTTCTGCTGAAGATTTAATTTCCATCATAGAAAGTCTTATGGGAATATGTCTTGTTGAGAAGGGAACTTTTTTAATCCCGCCAGTTTCAGTATTTCCTCTAAATTCAATAGATAGCAAGTATGCACCATCTCGCCAGTTTTTGTGGCCAGCTTGCGCGGCTGCTTGTTGTACGGACATTATAAACAACCCTATACTGTAAGGCTCTATGACGTCAAATTGTACTACTGATATGTTTGTTGATTTTACAGATACGTTGCCAATCCTTGATTCAAATGTTAAATTATTAATATAAAATTCATTTGCACCAAATGCTGTTTTTATTCTGTTTGTAGGATCTGCTCCTGCTGATTTACAAATTATTGGAAGAGGCTTTCCTATTTTATATGATTGGTCTGGGAAATTAAGATCATCCGATGATAATGCAGACAAGGTAAGAACATAGTTGTAACTAGCATAGTTAGATAAAATATTTGGTGCCGGAAGATTTAAACCCGAGGCAACTGATCCAAGATTATTTCCTAAACTACCAGCTGTGCTTATAAGATTACTGGTTACACCAAAAATTTCCATATGTTATATTCCCAACACTATTCGAAGGCTACTTCCTTTAGGAATATAGATTTTTTTTCCAGGGACAAAGTCAAATATTGGATCGTCTAACACATCTAAATTTCGTTGCGTAAAGACCCACCATAGTGCCGCTTCTCCGTATAAGTCAAACGCTAACAAATCAGGTCTATACATATATTGACTTTCTATAGTATAAAGAAAGTCGTCTGGTTCTGCACTCACAGGACGTATCTGGAGCAAATCAAGATAGTTTTGTGTTACTGTTGTTTCATACCACGGACTTAAAATTGAGTATGCAGTTGTCATGTTAGATATATCCGAATGAGTTGTTTAAATATCCGCCGGTTACGAATCTATCAAGACTAAACTTACGAGTTGACGATCTGCTGTACATTGGCATCAGTGTAATTGAAAATTCGCTCTTTGTTGGAACTCGTGTTTGTCCACCACTTGTTGTGCCACCAATACCAAATGTACCTAACAAGCCAGCAACTTGTCCTACTCCGCCGGCAATACTACTAAACGATGATAGTGTATCTGCAAGGCCTGTTGAAACTCCTGGTATGCCTCCGACTGTATCTGCGAGGCCGCCAAGAGAATCTGCTATTCCTGCAATGTTGCCTGCGGCGCTGCCAACAACATCACATGCAATGTAATCAACATCATTAGGCAACGTACAATTAAAACTAGTAACTGCTACCGGAACATTTTTAAAAACATAATTTCCATAACCATTTAAAAACACAATAGGAGGAGGATTGCCGGCTTTTGGATCAAATCCGTTAAACATTTTGGTTACTGAACGTAAATAATGGACTGCAGCAATCCAGTATAAAGCCTGACCTGCATCTTCTACTGCCATTGTTGCAGTGATTTCAATACTACCCGGTGTACTATTTTTGAATGAATTAAATGGATAGTTAGTATGCACAACCTGTTCAGCACTATAACTTGCAGATGACTTCATAGTAATCCGCGGTGTAAATGGGAACACTAATCCGCCAGAATCTTTCAAGGGTTTCAATACCGGACTAGTTTTAAAACTTGACCAATTAGGAATGCTTAATCTGACACGCCAATCGTTAGCAAAAGAATCGCCACCAAAGGCCGAAATTGCACTAACTAAGTCGCCAATTGCTTCGCCGCCCGCTGGTAAATTTAGGCTACGAATGGCACTACCCACACCGTCAGCACTGGCTACATCACCAAAATTTGATAATGCACCTTGCAGTCTTTCTGCTGTTTGGTATGCTTGGGATGCGGCTCCAAAAATAGCGGCACCTGCGCCAACCTTTGTTGTTATATTGTTGCCGGGTGTAAAAGCCATATTATTTTCCTTATTTGGTAAAGTATTTATTTGACTTTATAATGTATGTATATTATAATAAACAATCCGGAGACTTGAGTACATGACAATAATAACACCAGTGAAAGTAAACTACCTAAATAACAAGGACATGCTGTTAGAAATACATAGAAGCAAAAGTTCATATTGTAGTTTTATCAAACCAGAATATCACCAATATGATTTGATACTGCCTAGTGTAGACAAAATAAACATACGTACTATAGCAGAAGCTAAACGTAACAAAGCCAAACGTCTTGGAGATCAAGATTATGCCGCTAGACGTGCATCTGGCGAAAAAGTCAAACTAGCCGATTGTGCTGTTGATTATAAAAAGATTACAAAACAAGAATTAATCTTTAGGATTATGACATTTGACCATATTCCGCTAAACAATACTCGAAAAAAGAACCCTAAGAGTCTAGCTGATCACAGAGATAAAGTGAACTTTCCGCCATTCCAACATTTTAAATTTAACGAAGCAGACGAATTAGAGTGTGTAGGAAAAAGTCATTGGAAGGGCGGACTTAAAACTGGTAAGTTTGATAAAGATGCTGGGCAAATTACAAATACACTAGCTCGCATGATGATTAAACTGTGCGAAAGATATGCTACTCGTGGTAATGTTCGAGGATACACTTACAACGATGAAATGAAAGGGCAGGCTATTTTACAATTAACACAAATTGGACTACAATTTGATGAGAGCAAATCGGATAATCCGTTTGCTTATTTTACCGCAGCTGTTACTAATAGTTTTGTTAGGGTTATTAACGTTGAAAAACGTAATCAAAATATCCGTGACGATATACTAGAAATGAATGGTATGAATCCTAGTTACAGTCGAACCGGACAAGGCGAACATGAGGCCGCTTTAAAACGTCATGCAGAGGACACAACAAATGACACACCAACTGTTTAAAAAAGTTGCTTGTTTTACAGACATACATTTTGGATTAAAGTCTAATAGTCAAGTACATAATCAAGACTGCGAAGACTTTGTAGATTGGTATATTGCAAAAGCTAAGGAGGAAGGTTGTGATACTGGAATTTTTATGGGCGATTGGCATCACAATCGCAATAGTCTTAATATCACTACTATGGACTATAGCTTGCGGGCCTTGGAAAAGCTCGGTAAGGCGTTTGATGCATTTTACTTTTTCCCT